CCTTGGGCCCGGCCTGGTCTAGGCTTTACCATCGTCTTGCGAGATTCGGCGACCTCTGTGTTGCTGGAGATTACAAGGCGTGGGATGGCAAACTAGATCCGGTCATTATGATGAAGTGCGTCGACGTAATAAACCGATGCATGGATGTTTGGTTCCCGGGGCAGGAAAACAAAGAGACCCGAATGGCTCGACGAGTGATTATGGAAGGAGCAATCCATCTGAAAACACTCTACGGCAACACGGTCTGTGTCAAGAATCAAGGCCTACCATCAGGCGTGCCTTTCACAGCGGACATCAACAGTTTGGCCAATTGGTTTTACTTGCTGATCGCTTGTCAGGAGATTTGCGAGAAGAACAACACCTCGCTTGACATGCAAGACTTTTCCACCAACTACGAAGCAACCTTTTACGGAGACGACCACGTTTGGACGTTTTCGCAGAAATATCGGAAGATGTTTACTTTCAACGCGTTCCGCGAAGTTTTCGCTGAACACGGGATCGTTTACACGGATGCCTTGAAGAAGGGCGGAGTCCAACCGGACTTTGTTTCTCTGACGGAAGCCTCTTACCTGAAAAGGCAATGGAAGGCGCATCCCCACTCCGCTGCGAGAATGCTCGCGCCCATCGACAAGAAAACCATCGAAGAGCTCACCAATTGGATGAGAAGAACAGACGGGAAAGTGATGGCGCACGAACAAACGATTGAGAACTTGGTCACAGCTCTGGGAGAGGCCTACCATCATGGTCAGTGTTACTTCGAAGAATTGAAGGGCAACATCAACGCCGCTCTGGTTCGCGCATCACGCGAGCTGGGTCCTCTTTGGAAGCCCCTTCTGGTCGAGTATGACGTGTTAGACGAGCAGTGGAACCGAGAGTTCACCAATTAGTGGTAGTTCTCTCATACCCCCCCTTCATTTGCAGGAAGCCCGAAAGAGACATCGGTAACTTGCTCATGACAATTGATTACAGTTTTATTCTTATTTAAATTTAAACTTTTGGCTTATAAAATTCACTACTTCATACCCAATCAATCAAACCCAAACCCCCCATGTTATAAATTTTGTGGTTCGTAGACAGCTTACAGAACCTCAAAAAATTATTGAACCAGAACCTGAGAAAGAAGATCCTAAAGTACTAGAACAAGATATACCAATTGAAAAACCTAATGAAAGCATACCAATAATTGAACCAAAAAAAGACCCTACTCCTGATAAGATTGAACCAATAGTAGATATACCTATTGAATCTGATCCCAAACCAATTGAAGAGAAGATTCAAAGTAAAGAATCAAAGAAAAAACCTGAATTGAAGCCTATTGAACCAATTAATGTTGAAGACCTTCATGTAGTTTTGGCGAAACTTCCTGATAATATGAAAATATTAACCGATATTGCTGAAAATCCTTTTATAGAAAGAAAAGAAACTATAATAAAGCCTAATGTCAAATCTATTGAAAAAGTTCGTTTCCCTAATCCGACACCACAAGAAAGTTTACTTGAAAAATATAAAAAGAAGTTAGAAGAAGAAGAACTAAGGAAGAAAAGAGAAGAAGAAGAAAGAATTAGGAAAGAATTAGAAGAGAAGGAAAAAAATGAAAAAATGAAATGATATTCTGGATAAATAAGAAAAAGACAATAATCAGATGAAAAATTAATTAATAAGACGGACTATAGGAATATAAGTAAGGCAGTAATTGTTATGAAAAGGAAAATAAATTTTAAGGAAAG